GGCGTGGATGATAGCGGTCATGGCTTCGTCGCCGCCTTCTTCACCGCACGCGCCAGGCTCCCCGTCTTCGCCTCAATGATCAGCGACTTCGGGTCCGTGGCCTCCACAACGCGGACCGCCCGGTCCTGATACTTGATGCGGGTACGGATGCCAGCCTTGTAGGCGTTCGTGTCCGTCGGTGCGTCAGCGCGCGCGATATCCGCGATCCGATCGGTCGCCTGCTGCACCACCGAGACGATGCCCGGATCACGTGTGAGAGCGTCCAGATCCCAATTACTGATCGCCATGACCTCATCCCTCCGACATGTCGAGGGGTATCTCGACCACGGGTTGCCACGAAGTGAACGGGTTCGTGTCGGCTGCGGGGCGCACGTTGACGTACAAGACCTCGCCGCCGGACCAGACGCCAGTGTCCTCGTCGAGCACACCGCCGCGCCGGATCCTGTCCCCTGCGACGACATCCGCGTGCGGGTCGGTCAGATACAGCGACTTGTCCGTCAGGATCTGATGCCGCGTCGCATCCACCGGAGCCGTCGACGACGACGACGCGACGAACGCCTGCTCGAGCACCAGATAGTCGAGCGGATCACCCCACGACCCCGGCACCTGCGCACCGGGGTCGTAGGGGTCGATGACCGGCTGCCTGCGTTCACGCACCACCTGCTCACCGAACGGGAACTCCATCAGAGGTCCTCCTCCGGCGGGAACATCTCGGCGCGGCGCATGCGGTTCCCGAACCGGATGCCGTCCGGTGCCGGCGTGCGCACTGACCGGACGTTCCCGACTCCCACGATCGCGTCGAGGTCGTCGAGCTGCTCCGGGTAGAACCACTTCAGCAGCGCCGCACGTGAGTTGTAGCGGACGTTCGCAGGCCCGATGGTCTGCGAGTCGATCTGCCCTCCCGGACGCGACAGGCGGGTCATGATCGCGTCCGCCGCGGCCGACAGGAACGCCGGCTCATTCGGCGGGATGACTGGGTCAGTGCCCGAGGGCTCCGTGGTGATCCGGTCCCCGTACCGCGCGTCGAGACGCAGTGCGATGACCGGAAGCCACGCCTCAGCCCTGGTCTTCTGCGCCGCCGTCAGCGTCGGCAGGAACGGCGCCAGCTTCGCCATCGTGAGCTCGAGCACGGGCCGCTCCCTTCTTCGCTGCCGGGCGCTTCCGGCCGGTCTTGGCCTTGTCCTGTGGCTCTGCAGGGGCAGGCGATACGGGGACCACCCACCCCTGCGAGACATAGGATTCGGCGACGTCATCGGGCACGGTGACCTGCGTCCCCTTGCCCGGGTGAACGAGCGTGGTGCTCATGCCCGTCGCCTCCTTCGCTTACGGGGTGACCGCTGCCGGAGTGACCGCACCTGCGGGCTCGGCCTTGCCGGTGCCCGTGATGGTGTTGCCCAGGGCGTACGCGTACCGCGCCTTGAAGCGCAGCGCGACCATGTCCCGCTCGGCCAGGTTGATTCCGCCGACCGTTGCCTGGTCGAGGAACTTCACCTGGATGTCGGACCGCTGGCCGATCTTCACGCGGGCGCGGTCCGCGACGATCGCCGTGGCGAGCGCGTTGTCCCACGCACCGTTGTCGACGAACTCAGCGGACAGGCCCGCGATGTCGTCGCTGAACGACCCGTCGGCGCCGAGCGTCCGCGACAGGATCGCGGTGCCGTCCGACGCGCGGAGGTTCGCGAGACGGAAGCGGAGGCCGCGAGCAGAGAGGATCGAGGTCGGGTTCGCGCCGGAGTCCGCGACCGCGCCTGCTGCCTGGAAGATCGACCCCGCGAGGTCGTCCTCGCCCGGCGTGGTCGACACCTGGAACACGTTGCCGTCCGCGGTCGCCGAGGCGAGCAGATCCGGGTCGGTCCAGGTCGTCGGCTTGTCGACGCCGAACAGGATCGCTTCGTCGAGCTTCTTGCCGATCGCGCGACCGCCGAGCACGGACAGGTTCGTCAGCCCGTCCTCGGTCATGTCCTCCAGGACGTCCTCGTGGATCGGGATGATGACCGCGAGCTCCTCGACCACGAACTTCTTGTTGCCCCAGACGGCCTTCGACGTCGGCTTGACGCCGGCGGCGTCGGTGGCCGACTCCGAGACCCACTGAGCCTCGGGAAGGGTCGTGAGCACGGGTGCGTTCGTGATCTTCGTGCCCAGCGGCACGGTGCCGAAGGCTCGGATCGCTGCCGAGCCCTCACTGTCGCCGGCCGCGTCCAGGAAGACGTTCGAGTACTCCTCCTGGATCAGCGTGGCGACGTCGTTGCGGGTGATGTCCGCCATGATGAGTCTCCTTCAAGACGAAAGCCGCCCCAGGGGACGGCTGAATGGTTGAGATGGGGATGTGGGGTCAGGACGCTTTGCGGGTCGCTCCGAGTGCTCGGAGCGCTGCGGCGGCCCTCCCCTTACCGGCCTCGTTGGCCGTGTCGGACTGCTCACCCGTGCCGGGCTTCGGCCGCGTGCGCGGCGTCGGCTTCCCGGCCTTCAGCAGGTACGGCTTGTCCGCCGCGAGCTTGTCGATCGCCTTCTTGATCGCGTCGACATCCGGCTCGTCGTCCTTCACGAGCTCCTCCGAGTTGAGGAACGCAAGAACGTCACCCGGATCGGTGAACCCGGCCGACGTCGCGGCGAGCTTCACCTCCGTCGACACGATCCGACCAAGGAACTTCGACCGCGTCTCGCCCGCAGCCTCCGCGCGAGCCGCCTCGAGGGCCTTCTCGTGCTCGGTCTTCTGCGACTCGAGGTACTGGTCATGCTCCTCAGCCTTCTTCTTCAGCTCCTCGTAGTCGGCGTACTTCTGACGCTCACGCGCGAGGCGCGACTCGACGATGCGGTTGAACTCTTCCTGCGTCGCAGGAGGCGTGTACGCGGGCGGCTCGTTGCCGCCCTGGCCGCCCTGCGGGGTGGCCTCGCCTCCCCCGCCACCCTCGGCGCCCTCGCCGTTGAAGCGAAGGAACGGGAAGCGGGTGTGCAGGCTCTGCTGATCGGTGAACATGGGTCCTCCTACGGAGTGGTGGTGGGTAGACCGGCGGTTTCGACAGGTGCCGTCCCTGCGTCCCCGCCCGAAGCGGGTGTGTTCATGAGCGCGTCGAGCGCGCGGCGCTCTTCAGCCGCGGACACTGCCAGAGCAGCGTCCACCTTCGTCCAGCCCGGCATCATCCGGAACAGCGGCTCGAGCGGCCCGGTGATCGACTCGACCTTCTGGATCGCATCCGTCACCTGCGACAGTGACCAGGACGAGACGTTCTCCCACTCGACCTGGTCGCTGGTGGACTTCGCCGCTGCCTCGTCGCCGAGCATTGCCGCCGCCGTGCGCATCGCGAGCTCATACCCCTCGCCGAGAGCCTTCTTCCGCGCGCTGAGGTTTCGGTGGTACCCGGCCTCCGCCGCGGCGATGCCCTCTGCGCTCATGTTCACGACGGCGCCGAGCAGGTAGTGCGGCGGCACCTGTACGACAGCGGAGAAGTGCTTGATGTGCGCGTCGAGGGCGACGACCGCCTTGTCGAGGTCAGCAGCGGGGAAAGCTCCGAACCGGGCGGTCTCCCCTGCCTCGCCACTGGCATGCAGCAGCGAGTCCACGGATGCCCTCACGTTCGGGTCGACGTCGCCGCCGGCCATCCACTTCTGCGGGAAGGCGCCGTACCGCTGCAGCATCTGCAGAGTGAACGTGCCGTCGACGATTCGCTTGTACACCGGCACCTTGTCGGCGATCGACGATCGCGGCACCGCGTCGAGCGTGTTCGACACCCCAACCACAGGGGCCGCGGCCATGCCGTGCGGCTCGGTCGTCACGTCGACCGGCGCCGCGGGAGTCCCAGAGAACCGGTAGATCAGTTCCTCGTCCACGAGCATCCACTCGCCCTGCCAGAACGGCTTCGACGCGCTGCGCGGCTTCCGCCGGTGCAGCACGTAGCGCGGGTACTCGTCCCACGGGTCGTCATACACCGCGTAGGTGTCGAGGGCGCCCATCGGCCGCATCACGACGCTGTCACTATCGGAGCCGGGGAGGATCGCGACGTATCCGCGGGAGAAGCCGACGGCGTCTCGGGTGACGACCTCCTGGCGCCCGTCCATTCCGTTCGCGCGCCACGCCCGCTCCCAGATCTCCGTGTTCGTGTACCCGGAGACGATGCAGCCCTGCGCGATCGCGTCACGGGCGAACCCGAGCCACGGTGACGCCGACTTCCGCAGCAGATCCCGGTACTCGGCATCCGCGTTGTCCGGCATCCACGTCCGCAGCAGCTGCCCGTCGATGTGCTTCTGCAGCGTCTGCAACGGAGCCCATGCGGAGCGGGCATCCTTCTGCAGGTCGGCACCCAGCTTGCCCAGTGCAGCGTTGTCGAGGCTCATGCGTACCCCTTCACGATCGGGCGTTCACGCTTCGGCGTCGCCTCGGACTTCAGAACGCCCCAAAGGGCCCACGTCACGGCCTGCGCCTGCGTGATCGGCTTCTTCGGATCGGACGGCTCCCACGTCTGCCCGCCACCCCGGGTCAGTGCCCGGACCCCGGCGAACTGCAGCGACGCGGTGACCTCCGGCTGATCGCGGTGCACGACGCCGCCGGCGTTCGTGTGCTCGATGAACAGAGCGTGCGCCGCGGCGACCTCGTCAATGTTCATCGACAGGAACTTCACGCCGGCTCCCTGCAGCGACGCGACCACAGCAGTGGCGTTCTTCGCGTCCAGCACCACCAGCGCGTCGCCGAGCTCAGCCTTCAGGGCCTTCACGTACCCCGCGACCCACAGCGTCCCAGCAGCCGTCTTCTTGTGCTCCACGGCGACGTGTCCCGCATCCAGCCGCCTCGCGGCAGCCACAGTCGCCGATCCACCCCCGCGAGATACCGCCAGAGCTATCACAGCGCCTGGGGCGTCCCCAGCGACCGGGTGAGACCCCGCCGAGTCGATCCACGCCTGAAGATCAAGGCCCGACAGTGACTCAGTGACCGCCTCGGGCCTGTTCGGCCACACCGCGAACCGCTCACGCAGCAGCTCATCGCGATCCAGCGCACGGTCGACCTGTTCCTCGACCGTGGAAGACTCAATCCACGTCCCCATCGCCGGAATGGCCTGCTGCCAGGTCCGCGGGTCGCTCACATCGATCTTCTCGGCCGCCTTCGGGTCCTCAGCGCCCTCCGGAGACCACTCCTGCCACGTTGTGCGGCGAGCACCACCCCTCCCGCGGTCACGCACTCCTTCGAACACCTCACCGTCGTTCTCCTCGCCCGGAACGGTGCCTGCGAAGACCTCTTGACGGTTCGGGATCGTCGACTGCGTGTACGTCAGCGCCTTCCTGGCCGCCGGTGAGAGCTCCTGCGCCTCGTCATAGACGATGTCGTTCGCCGCGAACCCACGCCCCGAACCCTTCGACCGGGCAACGAACCGCAAACGGTCGCCGAGCAGCTGTCCGGGGCGCGGCTTCAGCAGGATCGCCTCCTTGCCGTTCGCCGTGTACACGTGATCGACCATGTCCATCAGCCGCTCGTTCGCCGCGACGAGCGCCGCGACCTTCTCGAACGTCTCCGTCGCCGTCTTCAGCTCGTGCGCCGTATGCAGCACCGTCCGACGGCGCCGATCCGGCGTCGGAAACAGGAACAACCTGGCCAGGTCGAACGCGACGAGCGCCTCGCTCTTACCGTTCTGTCGCGACACCAGTAGCCCGCACTCCGACGCCGCCCACCGACCATCCGAGTCGATGTCGTGCCACGCCCAGACGACGTACTCCTGCCAGTCCTCGAGCTTCATCCCCGCCGCGGTGGCGAAGTCGACCGCGAGCTCGCCCCACGACCCGACCGCGTCAGGACGATTTTCGAGGCGCGGGCGCTGGTCGCCGAGAAGCGTCTCCAAGGAAGGCAAACGGATCAGCCTCCTCCGCTGCGGAACCCGCCGGAGCGGTGCCGCTGACCTTCACCAACTCGTCCACGAGCTCCGAATGCCGCTTCGACAGCTGCACGATCTTCAGCGGGTCCGCCTCCGCGATCGCCTCCATCGCCTTCTTCACCAGCGCCATGTTCGCCAGCAGCTCCGCGCGCGCGTCCACGTCGCCCATCGGCGCCGCCGGCATCGCCACAGACCCGCCCGGGAGCGCCACAATCGGCGCAGACTGCTCCTGATCCTGCGCGCGACCCGACTTCTCACGCTGATACGCCGCGTTCGCCTCCTGACACGCCCGATCCACCGCCTCCCCACGCCGCAAATGACGCGCATACGCCGCCCTGGTGCCACACGGAGCAAGTTCACGAGGCATCCGGCACCTCCTCGGCGACCTGGGACTGTGTCAGACGTGACTGTGTCGGAGAGAGACGAGGGCAGGCCGAGCGGGAGGTGTCCCGTGTGGGCGCGTCCGGGGTGCCCCCCCGGGTGTGCAAGCCTCGTTGGATTGCTCCGCTACGATCACCACATGAGCAACCCTGCACGCGACCTTTTCGACCTGTTTCAGAAGTGGCGCGACACTACGAAGGGGGCGACAGGATCACGGAGCAGTCT